GCCACTGATGGCGCCAGATCGAAGAGCCTGAGTGAGTGGCGCTCCCCCAGCTAAAGCGCCTGCCGTTCCGCCAGCCAAATTGCCAATGCCTTTTATAATTCCGGCTCCAAGCGCCTCGCTGCCCAAAGCGGTAGGCTTGATGGCTGCTGTTCCTTCTGACGCGGCGGTTCCGCCAAGGACGCCAGAAACAGCCCCGCTTGCAAGTGTTCCAACGCCGCCGGAAACTGCGCCAGCCAACGCGCCCTTGGCAATATTCTGGTCATTGATAGCAGCGCTCAAGGCACTTGTACCAGCACCAAGCACAGCACCGCCAACCGTTGAAGCTACAGTCGCCGTTCCAACAATTGTAGACTCGGCAACAGCGGCGGATACACCAACTGTTTCAAGAATAGTCGACCCAATAATGCCAGCCGCAGCTCCACCCGTCGCAATTGTAGCTACAACAGCGATAACGGGGACCACAATTGCTTTAAGGTTGATCCCGACATCCGCAGCTTTTTGCCCAAACCACCCACCCCAGGTCATGACTGGACTCCCATTTCTATCCTGTAGACAGGAACCATTTGTTGACCGTTATAGGACATTGTTTGAGAAACCTGAATGGGAATTCCTTGGTTTTTCATCATGGTTATGTCGTTTGGATCGTCAACTTCAAAAATTGCCTTGTTGATGCCAAAGCTTTTTAATGACGGGCCAAGAACTTTAATTCGCTCAGGTGTTTTTGGCGGATTAAGAGAAAACGAAAAAACCTCTGCCGTTCCAGCAGGAAATCTTTTAATATTCCGATCATAAAAATTAACCAAAAAAACAGTTTCGCCAATCTGCACAAGCTTAGACATCCCCGACTTAGTAAGGGCGGCAACCTGTTTGACAAAACTGTCTATTGTTTTTTTATCCACCCCAGAGGATTGCAAAAATTGTTTAATAATATCAACCGAACTGACAATTTTGTTAGGCGTGTCAGGCTTGGCCTTTGCAATGATAGTTTTCTTTTTGGGCGTCAACCCGGTCTGGATGCTAGACGCCTTGATGGGGTTGGGTATTGCAGGTTGAGCCATCAGGATACTCCCAGAGATGCGGCGATTTGCGTGTGAATTAGGTAGTGCTGGCTAATCCACTCGTAGAAATCGTCTTCTTTCCTGAAATCCGCGTCAAGCATGTTGAATGGGTTGCTCAGGTCAAGTACAGCGGCAAAATACTGGTGTTCGTTTTGATGGTAAAGCAGCCAATCATCAAAGTTGTCAAAATCAACGTCTGTGATTGGGTATCCAGGGGGATTAGCGCCATTTGCAATCAGTGTGTCCCTGAACAACGTGTGCTGCAAACTGTTCTCAAACAGGAAATCATTCATAGCTTCCTTGTCGCCGAAGACAACGCTTGAGAGATTTGCAAAGTTCATAGTTTGTCCGCTTTGTTGTCCAGCTTGTTGAAGATTTGCTTCAGAATGTCCTTCATCTCCAAAATGTCGGCCCGGTAATCAACCTTGGCTACATACTCGGTGTGAAGTTCGCGCTCAATATCTTTCATATCTTCCTGGAGTGCTCGCAATGAGTCCCAGATGACTTTCAAGGCCCATCCGACAACGGCTCCAGAACCGGCAATCAAAAGATTGATGACATCTTGGCTCATTTGGTAGATGTTCCCCACGGCAAATCAGGAGTGAACACAACCGGAAATGGCTGGCTCATTACATTCTGCTTTGCCGACTCCTCAATCGTAGCTATTTCCCCAAGTCCTAATGATGACTTAACCCAGCTAACAACCTGATCTTCATTCAATTCGCTGTACGGAGTAAAGGGCGACCCTTCAGAATAGGCGATTGAATTTGATCCTTGCGACATTGCGCTGTAAGTTCCATCTGTTGCATTTGCGCGCCAATGGATGTTGCACACAACGTCAGGCAAGCCTGCTACTTGCTGGTAGCATTCCAATTTTTCAATAGACCATGTAATCGAAATGCTCATGCACTTTCTCCTACGGTATTTCTGAAGGCCAAGCGACATACGCCGCAGTTGTGGCAGCTCTTCCAAAGCCGGGCGTAAGAGCCGTCAAGCCAGAGGCCGCAGTAAAGCCAAGGCGAGACGCATAAGGCGTAGCACTAGCGAATGTTGGGACCGCATTGCAAACAGTTAACACTGCGTTGCCGGAAAAAATGCCGTAATCCGTTGCAGTGCCGGTTGTCACAATAGTAGTCGGAGCAACCCACATTGGCGTGGGAAATGACAGAAAAGTTCCGCATGATGTAGTGGTTGTCGTTCCGCCTGAACCAAATTGGTCGCCAATCGCTCCGGCTTGAAACTTAAAATAATAGCGGTAGCAATCTATCAACTGCTGCTGATGTAGCTTGCGTTCAAATGGAGTCGCAATTGAACCCGGTTCAAATTGCACTTCGCTAATGTCCAAAGTTCCGCTGGTTTGCGCACCAACAGTAAACAAGATTTCAATTCCGGTGGTGGCCGCAGCAGGTACAGAAATATTAGTAGTGTAGCGTGTCAACGTGCTTGTGACCGTAAATGTGCCGGTAGCAATCTGCGTTTTTGTGGCTGTGCCAATCGTCCCAAACGCATTAGCAGTCGTCGCGTATGAAGCGGTCCATGTCACGGTCGTCAACAAGGAGTTGGCGATACTGACTGACAGAGTGCATGTTTGTCCCGCCAAATCATATGAATTTAATTGCTCAATACGTTGCCCAACGCCAACTGCGGTGACAGACGCCGCGCCAGTAACGCGCAAAAGGTTCTTAACAGGCGCAGTACCGGCTACTTGTGCCGCCGTCACGTTCGCACCCGTGCTGTAAACAAACCAACGGTCAACGCAAGGGTATCCGGTGGTGGCAGTTGGGACCGTGGTTCCCGCCGTCACAGTGGCAGATGTAGCGCGTTGCGTCACATACATATTACCATTGATAAGGCGGTTACGCAGGAATGACGCACCCATCGCCATGTTGCCAACAAGAGTAGCGTTTTGGTTTGTATCAACAGTTAGCGCTGTAACTTGAGAGCCCGTTTTTACAATTACGCTGTCGGAAGTCCCGGTGCCGCTAGTGCTTCCAAGAGTTAACGTTGAAGATGCGCCCGTTCCTCCAATAATTAACGGAGAGGCAATTGACGTTGTAAATGTGACGGCTTGAGAAGTTCCAATAGTCACATTAGCACGGTTATTTGCGCTATCGTCAGACACCGCAATGACTGCGTTGTTGCCAGGGGCAAAATTAATAATTTGCCGCGTTGCCGCCAACGTACCGTTATTTTGAACGCCAACAAGTTGTTGAGTGCTGTTAGCTGTGACAGACAATGTTCTGTCGGCAGTAAGATCGCCGCCGCCCGTCAATCCCGTTCCGGTGCTGATAAGCCTGGTGTTTGGAACCGCCCCGCTTACCGACCCGACCGCGATTGAGATCGCCGTGTTTGACGCCGCTGTAAGACGCCCCTGCGCGTCAACCGTGAAAGTTCCGACGGTACTTGCATTGCCGTAGCTCCCTGCCACAACTGCCGTATTGGCGAGATTGGTCGTAACCGCAGTTGAACCGTTAAAGGAAGTACCTGTTAGGCCAGTGCCTAACGTTAGCGTTCCGACTGTATTTGCCGTTATCGTTTCAGAACCGCCCAAGCTGATGGATGTGCCGTTAATGGTGACGCTGGAATTTGTAAGACCAGAATTAGGTATGGTCGTGTTAATAGCTGAAGCCGGAATGCTGATTGCCGCATTGGCCGTCGCCGTGAGTTGCCCTTGACCATTAACCGTAAAGGTTCCAACTGTAGACGCATTCCCGTAAGCGCCAGCGGTCACAGCCGTGTTGGCAATGCTGATGGTGCCAATTGTTGTGATAGGCCCGCCAGTAAGGCCCGTACCCGTCGCAACGCTGGTTACGGTTCCTATTCCAGCAGTGGTTATAGAAACGTTGGAAGCGCTGGTAATTCTGCCTTGAGCATCAATGGCAATTTGAGCGACCTGCGTTCCGTTGCCGTATGTACCGGCTGAAACGGTGGTATTTGCCAGATTGACGGTGACGTTGGCATTAAGCTGGCCGCCGCCAGACAGCCCGGTTCCAGCTACAACGTATGTTGTATTAGCAGTCGCGCCAACATCATTAGACGTCAAAACAACGACGCCGTTCTTACCGTTTACCGACACAACCCCGTCTGTATTGTCAATTTTCTGCCAGATCGTTCCATTGAAGACGGCCCAATCGCTGACTTGCCAATCAGTAATGCCGTTGAGGTTGGTCGATCCAGCAACCGATACAACGTAATAATACCCATTAGTTCCAACGCTAGAGGTAAGAGTTGGCGAGTTTGAACTGGCGTTCCACACGCCCTGATAAACTACCGCACCTGGGGTGCTGCCGCCACCTGTACCACCGCCTGCAACCTTAAGCATAACAACCTCACAGACCGTCGCCTGGCGTAATGTATATCACAGCCGAACCAGATGACGTTATAGCCGTGAAATACGCGTTTCCCTCAAACGTCAGGATTTCATCCGTGTTTGGAAGGAGAGGTATGCTGAATTGGCTGCTGGTCACAATCAGAGCGTTGTTGCTCGCATCGCTACTGGTAGAACCGTGGCTAAGAAACGCCACCACAGTCCCGGTGTTAATGATGCGGTACTGGGTTCCAGCAATGATGCGGGACACGGCCTGAACCGGCGAGGGAGCGCTGGTTGCCGCCGTAAAAGTTACTGTGTTCCCCATAGGGGTGAACGCTTGGATACCCATTATTTAACCTCCAAAGCAGCGAGACGAGCTTCAAGCGCGTCGTTCTTAGCGGAAAGTTCTTGGATGGCTTTGACGCAAAGCGAAACCATATTGCCATAAGCCAAAGCATCTGGAGAGTTATCTTCTGCATATTGCACAAATTCTGTCAGGCCAACTGCATGAACTTCTTCAGCAATCAAACCTCCAAATATTGTTTCGCCATTTTCTTTTGAATTGCCCTTATAAGTAACTGGACGAAGCTGCATGATTTCTGCAAGACCATGCACGGCATCTTCAACATCTCGTTTATATTTGAGCGATGAAGTTGAGCGATATAAATATCCGCTACTATCGATATAGACATTTGCTGCTGACGCATTGGTGATTGAATAAGTGCTTGGAAGTGCAACATACCCATCGTTCCTAGCGACAAACATATATGTGCCAGAATTATTAGCGACAACCAAAGTTTGGTCTACCCCCAGTGCCGAACCTCCCTTGATAAAGGTGCGGCAATTTGTCGTATAGTTAGTTGTCGTCCCCACCAGCAAATTGCCGGTGGCGTCGATGCGCATGGTTTCAGTCCATGAAGCCGAGTTTTGGCGTGTTGCGAAGGTTAGTTGGGCACCAGTGCTGTCAATGGATGCCATTTTCCAGCCGTAGCCAGAACCATAAGTTGACGTAAGAAATTCAATACCGCCATCAGCGGCAGTTGAAGATGATGGATTATCAATTAAACGTATTGAGCCTTTATATGTTGGAGAAGAGCCAGTAAGAGAAGCGTTTGCAATAATTGCGGTTGTACCTTGTACAGCAAACTTGCCGTATGTGCTTGGCGAAGTCGTCCCGATGCCAACATTCTGGTTCGTGTCTATTGTAACCGCAGTTGCGCCAGAAGACTGGATCGTAAGAGCCGTTGCGGCAGGGCTAGTAATAGTTGTAAGACCAACCGTACCGTTGCCAATACCATTGATGGTGCTAACTACAGTAGCAAAATCGCTGTCCAAATTAGACAGAGGAATGGATGTGGTTGCATTGGCAAACGTGTATGGAATTGAGATTGGGAGCGCCATCAGAACCTCACTCTTTGTTCGTATTCCATTTCCATCGTGTTAAGTGTAAACGACGGCACGGATGATGTTATTGTAAGACCGAGATATTTTCCATATTGTTGCGCATCAGATTTGTAGAGTTGATACCCAGAGCCCCCCGCCCAATCTACCGCAACATTAAAATTATTTTTCCAACCAATCGTATTTCCAAGATAATTGGTCCAATAAACCACATTGGACAGAACGTATGTCGGGCTTGTGTTTGACTCACTGTCAACAGTAACACTCAAAACAACATCTTGATTTGATGTTACTTCAACCGCAAATTTAAGGGCTTGTTTGGTGCGTATTGTGTCCTGCATGGGCCACAAAGCACTTGTAATCGTTGTGTTAATTGCAGATGTGCTGTCCGAATACAAAGATAAAAGATTGGTTCCGCCAGTCCCATAAAGATACAGCTTTTTGGCCGTGGCAACAGGAGTTACGTGCTTCAACGTGCCCTGGCTGGTTGCAAACCACTTTTTGTCAAAGAATACGAGTTGGATGGGACGAGTGCCCTGCACAGGATCTTTGTAATAGACGTTGAACGCCGCACACAAAATGTTATTGACCAGAACCTGACCTCCAGAGATCGGCTGCGTAAAGTCAATAAGCGGAAACACGCCATCCAGTGCATCAGAAATTTTGCTAACCGTTGCGCCAATCAGAGCAAAGATGCCGTAGTCATTGATAAACAACAATGAGCGGAAGTACGGGAATATCCCGTCGTAGTAAGCCGACCCCGTTGATGCCGATACGTTTGTGTTTGTAAACAGAGTGTTGCCGGTTGTTGTAACGCGCACATCCGAAAACACGTTGATGCTGTCGTCGCCAAAAACGTACAGGAAGTTATTTGCCGAAATCAGCGCAGAGACGTTGCTGTGCAACGTGTCATCAGTGATCTGAACGTTGCCCGCAGAAACGCTGATAAAGTCATTGTACTGACCCGCAGCGCTGTAAAAAACGGTACGGCCTTGAGACAACCACACGCGTCCTTGAAAGCTGGCTACGTCTGAAAGACTATCACTTGTCAAAAGCGCCGTTGCCGTTGCGGCTGTTGTCGGGCTGCCACCGCTAAAACTGACATTAGGAACCGTTGTGTATCCAGCTCCAGGGTTGGTCACAATGATCTGCGTGACTTGACCGCCAAAAACAATAGCTGTTGCCGCAGCGTTTGTGCCACCTGAAGGAGCCGCGTCAATCACAACGCTAGGGGCGCTGGAATAACCTGTTCCGCTAGTTGTGACCAGAATTCCAATGGTTCCGGTTTTAAACGTAAGCGGGCCTGCCACCGCAGCAGCTCCAGAACCTCCACCGCCGCTAAAGGAGATTGTTGGGGCGCTGGTGTACCCAGAACCTGCGTTGGTAATTGAAAGACTGCTGACAAGGCCAGAACCAATAACAGCCGTTGCAGTCGCAGAGCCGCTTGAGAACGTCACGCTAGGAGTTGTGCTGTACCCGTAACCTGGATTGGTTATTTGGATAGACGACACAGCGCCGCTAGTTATGCTGGTTACAACTGCCTGTGCTTGAACGCCGTAAGGGCTCGTTGGGGCGTCAATTGTAATGCTAGGAAAGCTAGTGTAGCCAGAACCGCCGCTGGTGATGCTGATATTTGTGATTGTGCTGGCGGCGTTAGAAATTGACGCCACAATTGTTGCTTGAATGCCATTCGACTGGTTGGGAGCGCTCACCGTCACTGTTGGAGACGTCGTGTACCCTGATCCGGTTGCAGTGATGCCCACAGACCCAACAGACCCAACAGAAATCAAATTAATCGCGTTCCAAGTAAAATATCCTTTGGACGGATCGGATATGATGGCTCGGTCATTCTTCCACTGTTTCATTCGAACGCCGGTTGCGCTGAATGTGCCCGCAGTAGCCAGCGTACCCTTGGTAAGAGTATCCATTTTTAAATATTCGGCCCTGCCATCGGCCTCAAAAGCAACGATGTAGTCAACATTCTTGATGTTGCAGCTATAAATCGAGGAAACTGTGTTGGCCCACGCAAGCGCAGAACCGCTGACTTGAACAGTTGAAGAGGTTCCTACGGCTTTCAAATTGCCAAAACCAATCGGCTGAACGTTTTCAAGCCAAGCAAATTCTTCGTTATCAAGAGCCGTTCTGTTAGGGCGCGTGTTGAGCCCTTTGAACGCTTTAACAACTTGATAGTTCTTTTTTTGTTCAGGTGACGCAGCCATGTCAGTACACCTGACTGTAAACGTCCGGTATCCGGCGTTGGAACGAAGTTGCCAAAGCGTTCTGAACTTTTTTCAGGTATTCTTGCTTGAAGATTTCCGCTTCGCCATAACTCTGCTCTTTGTACTTGGCAGTGCCAGCCGCGTAATAAGGAACAGGCTGCGTGTAGGGCAGCGGAATGGTTTCAACGTCAGAAAGTGCCACCAAATCAGTCGGCTGCACAATGGTGTCTAACTCAATGGTATAGGTCTGATCGGGAACAGGACCAACGTAGAAGCTTTGGCTCCCGTAGATCGAATAACAGATGGGACGACCGATATAGTTCTGCCAATAGCGCAATTGGCTGTTAAATTGCGTCCACGGTTGATAGCGCAACGGCACGCGTGAGTTACCCCAATACAAATTGAAGTTCACGATGTCGAGCGTGAGAGAACCTTGCGGCAAAGACGAAAAGGTGTAGACCTCTTGGCCCTGGACTACTGTGCTGGTCTGAATAAGACGGTTAACGCCAGTATCACGAACGAGCCTGTTTCGGGCATCGTTGATGTAATCTGTTAGTTCTTGGTCAGACCAAAAATTTGCATTAGCGTCGTGCAGCAACCGGCGGGTTGTTGTGATGTAGCTTTGTAGCGTCGTCATTTACGCCCCACATCATGCGGCTGCCTGCGTCCCTTTTCCCCGCTCCAGTTTGTCAAGAACTGGAACGGGGAATTGGTCTACCGCTGGGGACGTTGCGCGATAGTCCTTTGGCCGTTGCTCTGTGATTTCGAACTTAGAAAGTCGCTCATAAGCCTGCGGCAAATCATTTGAGTCTTTTGTCCAGCCGAAGCGAACCACAAACTCAAACTTGTTGTCCAGGCGATACCCAAAAAGGTTTTGAGCAACATCGTATGGCACTTCCACCGGCTTGGATGGAATGAAAGAATAAGCCTTCCCATGCCATTGGCTTGTTAACTCTTTATCCGTCTTGTTTACCACCCAGACATTGTTCATCAGAAGCTCACAACTTCGCCGTAGAGAGACACCTGGCAAGCCGTATTCGCCACATTCGCCGTCACGTTCACGAAGAGCGCATTAGCGTTGAAAACGATGGCTGCAGTGTTGGCATTCAAGCCGGAACCAGGCGTCATATCGACGTAGCTGGTGCCGTTCGTGAGGTTGGTCAACGTCACCGTGCCCGTCACCAGGTTAGCGCCGTCGTTGGACGTGCCAATGGTGATGTTTGCGGTTGCCGCGCTAGGGACAGACCCGCCAGCCGTATTGTAAAGGTTTGACACCACAATACGACGAAGGATGTAGCCACCCGATCCACCCATGCCGCCATTAAGGACGGGCATGATGCCTACAGCGTTAGCCGTAGCCGACAGAGCAACGTTCTGAGCCCTGGCAATTCGATAATTACCAAAGCTGTCCTGCGTATTTTGGCCTACTGCATCAGGATTAGCCATGTGTCACCTCACGTAGCGTTGAAGGTGCCCGTAGCAGCCTGACCGCCGTTGACAGTGAACAGAGTGACCGTCTGAGTGCCGGTAGAGGCGTTAGCGCGAACGCTATAGCCGTCCGAAACCAAAACAGGGGCAACGGTGTTCGCCGCAACAAGCGTGGTCCAAGCGTTCGCACTACCAGTGTAGTAGTTGAACTCAATGACCACGTTGGCCGTCGAAGGATAAACGTACAGGCCAGCGGGGATGTACTGCGAGTTGATCATTGCAGTCGCGTTACCCGCGCCGACGTTGGAAACAACGACAGGCTCAAAGTAAGCGCCAGCCGTGTTGGCAACTGCGTTCGCAAGAACGATTTTGTTAAGAGCAAGAGACATTGGTCATTCTCCTCAGAGGCTAAGAGAGTTGTAACCAGTCACCTTAGTCATTGACTTAGGCTTCGTGTTAACAAGCTCTGCAATGTTAATGACCGCGCCGACGTAGCCGATCTGCCAGTTGGGCAGAGTGCTCTCGAAGCCCGTGAACACAAACTGGCCCTGCTCATGGATATAGAGCGATAGGTAGTTGGTGTTGAGAAGGTACAGCGTACCCTCGGGGCAATACGGGTCGGGATAGATCGGAACGCCCGCAACCATAAGGGCGCGGAAACCGGCCTGCGGGCCATTCGAGTCGCCATCAAAGCCCGAACCGGGAGTAATGACATACTGTTCCTGACCAACGTAGTCCTGCGCAAGCAGGGTCCAGGTGCCAAAGCCGCAAACGCCAAACGTGGGCACTTCCGCGCCGTACTTGACGGTGCCGGAGATGTACTGAAGGACGTTCTGACGGGTCGGGTTAACCGAACCAGCAGCGTAGACCTTCGAGCGCCACCAGGGGTTCACAGTCGAAGAACGGGTGATATTGCCGTAAGTGGCAGTACCAGTGCCGTCATCCACCGCAGCCGGGAGGCCGGTGAACTGCTGGGTGTTGGTGGTGTTGGTGTAGAGGGCCGTCGCCATCGCATCCATCATCACGTTGGTCGCATCGTTCATGCGAGCCTCAATGAGGGGGATGATCGCGTGGTCCTGCTGAACCGCACCTTCCATGCCGAGGAAGGGCACGGGAGCAATCATAAGCTTAAGCGTAAACTCAGCGTTGTACGCGCCCTGCTGGACGGACGGCTGAGCAAACGAGCCGCTGTAGTCCGACCACTGAGCGTTAACAAACTGAGCACCCTGGACAGGAACGGTCACGGAAGACACACCGCCCGTAGCCGTCTGGCTATTAGCAATGAGCGCCGCCATGAGCGGTGTTGAGTTGTAGATCTGCACGACCATCTTTGGGATGAACGCGCGACGGGTAACGTAAGTCAGTTCTGTGAACTGGTTACTACCCGTAGTGGGGAGAATGCCGCCACCGATTGCCATAGTTTACCTCATCGTTTCTAAAGTGACACTCGTCCCCGTCACACCCTCAAAGACCAATTGGCCTTGGACTTTTGCGGATTTCGTTAAACGCTTCTGCCGCGACTTCACGCGCAGCCCTCACATGATTACCACCCATAAACCTTTTCAGTGTGTTCTGAGCAGCGTCATCAATCACGTTCCGGCTGAACATCTTTTGGGGCGTAGGCGTTGCCGCCTGGCGCATCCAATTGTAGTAGTCTGCGGCAGACTCATGAGAAGTAATGCCCTTTTCCAGCATGATCTTCTCAATCTCCGCAATGTCCTCTTCCTTGACGCCCTTGCCGCGAACGAGTTTGTTGCGACGACGCTCCAGTTCTTCCAGCGCATCCCTCTCACGAAGCTTGCCTTCAAGCTGCTCCATGCGAGACTGCGCTACATCAAACCGCGAAGACATATCATCCTTCAAGTCAATCTCACCGATTGGCATGTTAGGACGAGCAGTCTTCGTCAAGCGAAGGAACCCCTCGCGAGTGGCCGGATTATCAGCCAGTTCGCGAGCGAGCGCCGCGAGTTCATCTCGGGCTTCAGGTGTCAGGTCTTCAAGCGATGCCATTTACGTCCCCTTTGGTATTAGATGACTTTCTTGCCATCACCCGGCGGCTTGATGCCGTACTGGTTCTTGCTTCCGGTCTTGGAAGCGCCAGACAGGCCGCCCATGTGAGCAAAGCGCGGCGGGTTAGTAATCACGCCATTCTGCTGCTGATCGGTAGTCGGATTGCGGGGCTTGGAAGCGCCGCGAGGCTTGAACACGTCC